CCCCGACGAATTTGAACGCCAGCTGATCCAGGGGCTGGAGGAGAACAACATCTTCCGCAGCATTGCACACAAGATGAACACCAACTCCGGCTCCCGCATCATTCCCATCGCTATGGACAGCGGCTCCGCTTCCTGGATCGAGGAAGGCGCGGCTATCCAGGAATCCGACATGAGCTTTGCGCAGGAGACCCTGTCCGCGTACAAGCTGGGCTGCATGATCAAGGTCAGCAACGAGCTGCTGAACGACAGCGCCTTCAACATTGCCGCGCACATCGCGCAGCGTTTCGGCGTCCGTTTCGGCAACGCGGAGGAGGACGCCTTCATCAACGGCACCGGGCCTTCCGCCAATCCGCAGGTCACTCCCAGCCAGCCCACCGGCATCCTGACCAGCGTGACCCCGTCGGCGGGCAACATCACGGATGACGCCGAGACCGTCCACTTCGACAACATCTACAAGCTGTACTACAGCCTCAAGTCCCCGTACCGCCGGAAGGCATCCTTCCTGTGCAACGAGACCCTGCTGCTGCAGCTGATGCTGATCAAGGACAAGAACGGCAACTATATCTGGAAGCCCGGTCTTGAGATCGGCAAGCCGGACAGTATCCTTGGCCGTCCGATCTACACCAGCGGCTATATGCCGGGCATCACTGGCGACGCCGGGGCCGACGCGGGCAAGAAGGTCCTGCTCTTCGGCGACTTCGACTACTACTGGATCGCAGACCGCCAGAGCCGCACCCTCAAGCGCCTGAACGAGCTTTACGCCGTCACCGACCAGGTGGGCTTCATCGGCACCCAGCGCGTCGACGGCAAGCTGATCCTGCCGGAGGCCATGCAGGTCATGGCCCTTGGCGGCGGCCAGGGCTGATGAAGGGAGGCGACGGCCATGACTCTGATTACGCTTGCGGAGGCGAAGGAATACCTTCGTCTGGATACAGCGGATGAGGACGCCGTGGCCGGCACCCTTTTATCCGCGGCCGCCCGGCTGTGCGTGGACGTCGCCCGGCTGACCGATGAGCAGTGGGCGGACATCGATTCGGACAAGTGCCGCTCCGACAGGTATTCTCACGTGGAGCTTGCCGCCGTCAGGGAGACCATGCGCGTGGCGATCCTCTACGCGCTGGGGTATCTGTTTGAGCATCGGGAGGAAGCCGATCACCACGCGCTGACGCTCACACTGCGTTCCCTGCTCTTCGGCATCCGGGAAGGGGTGGTGTAATGGACATCGGGGCGTTACGGACACGGATCATAATCCAGAAAAACGAAACCGCCGTTGACCAGTACAGGAACCACTCCTCCGCCTGGAAGGACTGGTTTTCCTGCTGGGCGACAGCTGTCGCCAGCGGGAAAAGCGCCGAGGAGACACAGAACGCGGGATACACCCAGGAGGCGGACCGGCTGGACATCACCGTCCGCTGGTCCTCCGAGACCGCCGCCGTCAACACGAAGGAATACCGGGTGCTGCTGGGCGGCAGGATTTACAACATCATCAATATCGACGACATGGGCTTCAAGCGCAACAGCCTGAAGTTCCATACCATTCTTACGGAGAGGTGACGTCATGAGCTATCAGCGGGTGAGCATCGACGAGATGGCGGACGTCATCATGGAGGAACTGAACAAGTTCAATCCTGATGCCGACCATCCGCAGCTTTGTCTCCGCTTTGCAGAAGGTGGCGGACTGGCTGAACGGTCTGTCGGACGGCACCAAGCGGCTGATTACCACCATTGCTCTGCTCGTCGCCGCCATCGGCCCCGTGCTGATCGTGGTCGGCAAGGTGATGAGCGCCGTCGGTACGATCATGACCTGGGCGCCGAAGATCGCCGGGGCTATCAGCACGGTGGTCTCCTGGGGACCGAAGATCGTGTCGGCCATCGGCGTGGTGAAGGGCGCGCTGTCCTCGCTGTGGGCGGTGCTGATGGCGAACCCCATTATCCTGATCATCGCGACCATCGCCGCGCTGGTCGCCGCTTTTGTGTATCTCTGGAACCACTCCGAGTCCTTCCGCAATTTCTGGATCAACCTGTGGGAGAGCATAAAAACCGCAGTCACCACGGTGGTGGAGGCAATCGGCACATTCCTGTCGGAAGCCTGGACAGCGATTTCCACTACGGCGCAGACAGCCTGGAACGCAATAAAGGAATTTATCTCCTCCATCTGGGAGGGAATAAAAACGGTCGTCACAACGGTGACGGAGGCAATTTCCACGGCGATCACTACGGCATGGACGGCGATTTATGAGTTTTTCGAGCCGCTGCTGGAAGCCCTGCGCTATCTGTTCGAGACCATCTGGCAGGCCATACAGATTCTTATCGGCATGGCGCTGGACTGGATCAGTGCGAAGGTGCAGGAAATCTGGAACGGAATCGTGGCTTTTCTGACACCCGTTCTGCAGGGCATCCAGGCATTCTTCCAGACCGTCTGGACGGCGATCAGCACGACTATTTCCAACGCGCTGAACGCCATAAAGACCACGGTGGAGAACATCTGGAACGCCATAAAGAGCTTTGTCTCCTCCGTGATGAACGCTGTATCCAGCACGGTATCCTCGGTGTGGAACAACATCAAAAGTTCCGTCACCTCGATTATGAACACGCTGAAATCGTCTGTGGTGTCCATCTGGAGCAACATGAAATCTTCCATCAGCGGCGTGATCAGCCAGATTCTGAGCGTCATCACGAGCGGCTTCAACCAGGCGGTCAGCTTTATCAAGGGGCTGATCGGGCAGGCGTATTCCTGGGGGCGCGACCTCATCATGGGCATTGTCAACGGCATCCGCTCCGCCATCGGCGCGGTGGCCGACGCTGCCAGGAGCGTGGCGGATTCCATCCGCTCATTCCTGCATTTCTCCGTTCCTGACGTCGGGCCGCTGACGGACTACGAAAGCTGGATGCCTGACTTCATGAAGGGGCTGGCAAAGGGCATCGAAAAGAGCAGGGGCATCGTTTCCACCGCGATGGGCGACGTCGCCGCTGGGATGACGCTGAACCCGATGTTGGCGGGCGCGCCCGCAATGGGAGCCGCGAACGGCGGCGCGGAAAGCGCCGGGCTCATGCAGCAGCTTATGGACGCGCTGTCCGGGAACGGCGGCACCGGCGGGGACATCTGCATCCCCGTGTACATCGGGCAGGACCGTATTGACGAGATTGTGGTGACCGCCGCGCAGAGGGCGAACTACAGGTCAGGAGGCAGGTAATGTTTCATGAACTGATTATCAATGGAACACCGCTGCCCCGGTCGGACAGCGATTTGGAAATAACCAGCGAAAAGCTGAAAACGGAGTATGAGACGGAAGCCGGCACCACGCAGGTTTCCGTCCGCCGGGAATCGAAGCTCACCATCACGGGCACATGGACGCTGACGGGTGTGTGGGCGGAGCGGTTCCGCTCCTGGGCGGGGATGGATACCGTGACGGTATCCGCCTATTTCCCGTTCAGGGACGCCATGACGGAACATGAGTGCCAGTTTACCGTCACGGGCGAGAAGCACATCCGCAACGCGCGGGCGCAGCTTGCCGTGGGTGGGCTGTACCAGATGAGCGTGAAGATGGAGGAACTGTAATGTACCCGGTATCGCACAGGTTTGCCGAGGCGATGAAGCGCCCTGTCCAGAGGCACAGGATAAAGGGCATGGTAAACGGCATCGCTTTCACGGAGCGGAACATCCTGTCCGGCTCCTTTACCATGACCTCATGGACGTCCTGCGTTTTGAGGGAGGGTTTGCCGACGGGGATAAAATCTCCTGCATAACAAAGTATTCCTTCCGCTACAACGACAAGTATTCCGTATCCGGCGTGGGCACGGACCCTTCGCTGGTTTCCGCGAAAAGCAAGAGCGACAAGGAGATCGCCGGGCTGATGGAGCAGGTATCATCCATCACCAGTTCCATCAACCGCCTGATCTACGACTTCAATACGGGTCCGCTGACTGTCGGGCAGGACGAGCAGACGCTCGGCATGGTGACCTACTACATCTCAAAGAAAGCGGATGTGGAGGGCCATTTTCTGATGAATTACACGGCCAGCGAATCCACGCACCTGACACTGCGCTTTTACGACCAGACCGTGGAGGAACTATATTCCCCGGTCGAAATGGACATCCTTGAGGGCGAGGGCTATGTCGGCATTCCCCATGCCTACCTCAACCGTGGCGTCGGCATCCATGCCGTCTATGTGACGGCGGAGGTCGATTCCGGGGAACTGTCCATAGACACCAGGGGTGTTTTCTTCACCATCGACGCCGGCAACTTTGCCGAGGCGGTGGATGATATCTCAATGGACGTCCGGGACATCACCATGCGCCAGCTTCTCGAATCCAACGGTCCCGACCAGATATGGATCGTGGGCATTGAGGACGGCAAGATGCTGGTGAGCCGCCGGGAATACAGGGAGTCCTATTCCTCCAACCCCGTGTGGACGGGCGTTTACTCGGCGGGCGAGGCGCTGGACGCCGCCATCGAGTTTGACGGCAAATGGGTGCTGCGCGCCAACGATGTGAAATATACCATCGAGACGGAAGACCAGCCCTGGTATTTCTGGATCATTCCGGACGGGACGCTGCTTGCCCAGCACGGCGAGGATGAAGCCTCCCGGCTGACGCTCGATACCGGCGTTACGAAGGTAAGCGCCTGCCGGGGATACAGTTCAAATTTTTACCCGGAACAGGACCAGGGGCTGGTGGTCGCCTATATCAAGGACGGGATGCCGTATTACATCCAGTATGTGTATGACACCCAGCTTGAGGCAAAACGCTGGCTCCAGCCGGAGCTTCTTCCTGTGGGTGGGCAGGTGGAGGACTTCCGTGTCCACCGCCTGAACGATTACCGCCTGGGCTTCGAGCTTACCACGGCGGAGCGGAACATCTGGATATATACCGGGCGCACATATGTCGCGCAGGCGGTTCCGAAGGAGCAGGACGGCGTGTCACTGTCGGACAAGACTATGTTCCTGTACGCGCCGTGGGATACCGACCTTTCCGTGGAATACTCGAACGCCATCTCGGACGACTCCCTGACGCTGTACTTCTATGTCAGCAAGCCCGTCCGGTATTTCTATTCCTGGCATGACGTGCTTTCCCTTGACGAGGATTCCGTTTCCTACGACATGATTGACGGCGTGGATATCGAGAACGTGGCGGGCGGCGCGGTGATAACCGTCCACCTGAAATCCGCCCCGAAGAAGCTGATCACCAATGCCGTGGTCAATCCCACGGATTCGCCTTCCCTGCAGGCTGAGATCGAGGACTGCGGGTACATCAAGGCGCCGAAGGCAACGCTGGTCTTTGACACAACAGTTTACAGGCGGCTGGCCGTTCCCACGGAAAAGGCTGTCATACGCAATACGGTACCGGGCTTCCACTATGAGTCCGTTGCTGAACGCAGGCAGGCTGTCATTGAGAAATCAGGCGGCATCCGCAATTCGGCGCCCGGCATCCGGTATGCCGGCATTACCGATATCTTCAACGACAGCCACCATGAGAAGGCTGCGGTTCGCAGTACCGCCAGCGGCATGAATTATGAGCAGGTGGCTCCGTCACCGATTTAAGGAGGGCTATATGAAACCGAGTATTTCTTGCAGGAACCTTTACACCATCCGCAAGGTTGATGCGGACGGTGTTGAAACGGAGGTGGCGCGTTTTCACAACGTGCCTCTCCAGGTGTTTTATAACGCGCTGAGCGGCGCGAACGGCTATGCGGGAAAAGACAATTCTATCCATTCCTGTTGGTTTGGGACGGGCACATCTGAGCCGACCGGGAGCGAGACGGCTTTGGAGCGTCCGCTGTGGACATACGGCTGGAACTACTCCAACATCGTAAGCTGGGAGAAGTATCTGAACGAGGACAGGCACATCTGCCACAAGTACACGTTCAAGATCGCCGCGGACAGCGACCATGTAGGGACGGTATCCGAAGTGGGCATCGCGTTTACAACCGGCAATCCCGGACTGGGGCTTGGCACGAGGGCGCTCATCCTTGACGCGGAGGGCAACCCCATCACCATCACCAAGACAGACCTTGAGGCGCTGTTTGTGGATGTGCTTTTTGAATTTACCCTGCAGGATTCCGACAGCTTCAAATGGCTGCCGGAGAACTATATAGGGCACGGCTCGAAATCCGGGACCGGCTGGGGCCCGATGTTCGGCCTCGGAAGGATCGACCGCATCTTCTTCCTGGGGAGAATGGACGATGACAGTTTCAATTACCGGCTTGCCACCCTGGAAGCACCCAAGCAGTATACGAACAGCAACCATACGGTATCTATCGTCAACGCCCGGCTCCAGCAGACAGTTATTCCGTCCCAGCGTTTCATCAAAGCTATAGGGGTAGGCTCAAACACCAACAATATCATCTTCGGCTACTGGAAACTGCCCAACGGGGACGTGATTCCGCCGAAGGGACTGCATGGGATGCAGGTGGGCATTGGCGACGGCAGCACCAGGGCTTTCAACGCGCCGCTGGCGGAATGGGTGGAGGATTCGGAAGAAATCTTTGTAAACGATGTCCGGCAGGTCCGGGGCGAGGATTATGTGTGCAGCCATGACGCGAACGCGCTGGACCTCCCCGAATGCTCTATCCTCCGGGAGATGGAGTACATCGGCGAGTATACCACGGCTCCGCAGGCGGTCACGCTGCCTATCAAGGGAACGCCGCCTTACAGGAATGGCAGCTAT